TTTTAACTGGCATTATTTATTAACAGGAAGTTGTGAAACAGGTAGAAAATCTTTTTGTTTGAATAATAATATAGATATATTAAAAGATAAATTTACAGTGATTGAATTTATTAGATTAACAGAAAATAACTACAATTCACAAATAATAAAACAATTAAAAAAAACATTAAAAATAAAATAATATGGCAATAAGCGGAAAAATAACTGAAAATCAAGGAGGAGATTTTGATAATTCTAAATATGTAGGATTATTTTTAGCTAAAATAATAGCTATTAATCCAACAGTAGAACAATTTAAAGACAAATTAGGAATTGAGCTTAAAGAAGATTCAAAAGCTACGGATTATTTAGGAGAATCTAAAGATGGTAATACATCGTTAAGAATTGATTTTTGGTTAGAAGATAAAAAAGATGGACATAGATTTAAAAAATCTTTCTTTTTAGAAGATAAGGTAAAAGAAAATAAAGATGCTACAAAAAAACAATACATTAATAGTGCAGGAGTATGTTCTTGGAGTGAAGATGGAAAGAAATTTCCTGATTTCTTTAAGAAAAGAAGTTTTAGAGAAGCAAATGTTGGTGAAGAGAAATTATATAATTTTATTAAAACATGGTTAGGAGCATTAGATTTAAGAGATGAAGATTCTACATTAGAATTAGATTGGAAAAAACTAATGAAAGGTAATGTAAAAGAATTGAAAGATCAAATTGGAGGAGAATATTGTACAGATTTCATTGCTTTAGCTACAATTAAAACAGTGGAAAAAACAGATGAAGAAACTGGAGAAATGACAATTAAAACTTTTCAATCAATTTATGATGGAACACTTCCAGGTTACTTACTTCCTAAATTTAGTAATTCTGATTATGATAATGCTAAAGTGTTAGATGGATTAAATAAAAAAGTTAAATTAGAATATTTTGAAAAATTTATTGTCCAATTGACAGGAGAATATGGTACAAAAGAATTTTTTAAATTAAAACCATTAGCAGAATATAATCCAGATGATAACATTGCTAATTCTTCTAATACAATTAAAGAAGAATATGATGAAGAGAATGCTGATTATTAATAATTAATTTTAATTTTGTTTTAAGCTCTCTTAATTAATTTTAAGAGAGTTTTTTAATTAATTTAAAAACTTAAAAATGAAAATAATAAATAAAACAGAATTTTATAAATTAAATGATGGAACTCTTTATTCAGAATATAAACCTTGTGCTTTCTTTGGTTTAAAAATAAAACAAACAACTTTAAATAATTACAATGGAGAACCTTTTGATTTTATTTATGAAGATTTAATAGGTAATGTATTATGTAATAATACAGATGAGTTTGTAACTACTTTAAAAGAAGCAGAACAAGAAAGCACTTCTTTTAAATTAGATTTTGATTGTACAGAAAGAGATGGATTATATAAAGAAGAACAATTATTTGCTATTTATGAAAGAGAAGATATAATAGAATTAATTAAAAAGTTAAATTCTTTATGGCAATTTCAGGAAAAATAAAATTATTTCTTACAACAAATTATATTCTCGAAAGTATTAGTGAATATGAAATTTATCAAAGATTTTTTGGAAATTTTAAATTAAACGTTGTAACAAAAAATCATTTAAGAGGAGATAGAGAATCTTCTTTTATTATTGGATATGTAAAAGGAAATTTACGACATATTGATTTTGGGGATAGCTATTGGGGAGGAGATTGTTTTGATTTAGTAATGCAAATATATTCTTGTTCTTTACAAGAAGCATTAGAAATAATATACAAAGATTTTAATTTTAATGAATTAAAAACAAAACCAATTATTGAAACCAATGAAATTATACAACATAAAAAATATGATGTTATACAATGTGTTACAAGAAATTTTACAAAAGAAGAATTGGCTTATTTGAATCAATATTTTATTGATATTTCTGAATTAAAAAAAAATAATGTATTTTCTCTTAAAAGTGTATTTCTTAATAAAGAAAGATATGTAATTAATAACATAGAAATGAGATTTGGTTATTATTTTAATGGTTATTGGAAAATTTATATTCCATTTGGAAATTCTAAAAGAAAATGGATGTCTAATGTTCCTTTAGTCACTTTAGATAGTCCAGAGAACATAAAAGATGTTATATGGATTACAAAAAGTAAAAAAGATTTAATGGTTTTAAATAAATTATTTCCTAATGTAATAGCTACACAAAATGAATCTATAAGATGTTTTTCAGAATCTAACATAGAATTGATTAAAAATAATAGTGAAAAACAAATTCTTATATTTGATAATGATGTTCCAGGAATTAGAGCTTGTAAAGAAATAACAACAAAATTAAACATGTCTTATTTTAATATTCCAAGAAGCTATATTTCTGATGGAATTTCTGATCCAAGCGACCTTGTTAGAGAATATGGAATAAACAAATTAGAACAAATATTAAAAAGAAAAAAATTAATATGAAAATAGATTATAACAAACATATTTACGAGGGCTGGACAGTTCAAGCATTCATTGATGATTTATCTCAAGTATTAAATATGATTATGACAGGTAATTCTTGGAGTAAACCATTTAAAACAAGAGAGGAATTAAAAAAATGGTGTATAAATAATCAACCTTACTATAAAAAATATATTCCAGGAGTAGTTAATCATTTTGCTAACTTATATAATTTAAAATAAAATGAGAAAATTTAAACTTATAAAAAAAAACTATTGAACACCTACAAGAAAGAATAAAAGAAATAGATAAACAATTAGAAGAACTATAAATTAAATAAAAAAATGGAAACAAGTTATATAACAACAAAAGATATTTTGCTAAATGCAGAATTACCAACAAGAACAAGAACATACAGACCTGTAAGTAATGCTCAAATAATTGATTTGACATTGGAAGGAATTGAAAAAGCAGGTTTTGAATTAGGAACAGAAACATATAGTTCTGCCAAAGAAGGCAGAGTTTCTAACGGAAAATTTACAATTAAAAATGTAGCAGATAGTGAAATGCAGCTACAAATTGGTTTTCAAAATAGTTATGATAAATCCCTTTCATTAAAGTTTGCAATTGGAACAAGAATCTTTATCTGCTCAAATGGCTGTGTATCAGGAGATTATGGGGCATTTAAGAAAAAACATAGTGGAAAAATAGAAACATTTGCTCCAGATGCAATTTCTGAATATATTAAAAGAGCAGGGGATACATTCTCTTTAATGCAAAAACAAAGAGATGAAATGAAAAAAATTGAAATTACAAAACAAATTCAAGCTGAATTATTAGGAAGACTTTTTATTGAATCTAACATTATAACATCAACACAATTAAACATTATTAAAAGAGAAATAGAAATACCTACACATGATTATAAATCAGAAAATAGTATGTGGGAATTAATGAATTTTGTTACATATTCTTTAAAAGAATCTCACCCATCTAATTGGATGCAAAGTCATATAGACACATATAAATTCTTTACAGATAATTCTAAAATTATTTCTCCAAAAAGAGAATTAATAATTCCAGATGTTAGACAATTAGAATTATTCTTATGAATTGGTTTGAACAAATAATTGTAATAGTTCTTTTTGTATGGTTAGTTGCTTTACTATCTGATAGACCTAAATAAATAAATATGGTATTTGAAAAATTTAAAGCATATTTTCATTATTCTTATTGGGGAATAATGAAAAAATTTATAGAAAGTGAAGAATGTAATAAAATATATAAATTCTTAAAAGAAAGAAATCAAGAGGCAGATGTAAAAATCTGCCCTTTGTCTTTTAATACATATAAAACTTTTTATCTAACACCTCTTAATGACGTTAATTGTGTTATTTTAGGAAATTCTCCTTATACAGATATTGTAAATGATGAACCAATAGCTTCAGGAACTCTATTTGGAGCTTTTACAAGAGCTCAAAATGATTTGAAATGGTTTTATCAAGGAATAGAAAAAGAATTGTTTAATGGGTTTAATCTGCATTATATTGATGATAATTATAATGTAGAATATTTAACTTCACAAGGTGTTTTATTACTAAATTCATCATTAACATCTGATGCTAAATTGAGTCATAATGAAATATGGAAACCATTTATAGAATATGTATTTGAAAACATAATAAAAACATCTGGAGCCCCAATAATAGTGTTAGGAGAACACGCTAAAAATTCTATAAAGAATATTAATTTAAGTAAAACTAACAATGTCTATTATTTAGAATTTCCAAAGTATAATTGGAATACAAAAGATGTATTTACAAATGTTTCAAAAGATATATGGAATAATAACAAAGAAACAATTTGTTGGCTTCCTTATGATGACAATAAAACACCATTTTAAAATGCGAAATAAAATATATAAATTTTTAATAAATGATATTTTTGAGTTTGAATATACCACACATTCTGTGAAAATTGCAGAAAGAGAAGCACGATTAAAATTTAGAAATATTAAAACTATTTTACTTATGACAATAGATAACAAAGGAATTGAATAAATTATGACAAAATTTACAGGAAATAAAGAAGATTATATAGCTTGGGAAGAAAAAAGACAAAGAAGAAAAGCTAAGAAACAAAGACTAATAGAAAAGGTAATAGAGGATTTAAAAAATTATCAATATGATGATAATGATTTTATATTTCAATTATGTCATGAAGCATTACAAACAAGAACAAACAAAGAACTTTATGAATTAATAGGAAATTAATATGATAATAGAACAACAATCAGAAATAGAAATATTACAAGAAGGAGAATCAAAAGATTCTATAGGAATGTCATTAGATATGGATTCGGCTAATATATTGATGAATATGTTAAGCAAGAATTTATATTCTGATGCAATAGGAAGTTCAATTAGAGAATTAACTTCCAATGCTTTAGACTCGCATAGAGCGACTAATAAAAATGATACTCCTATAATAGTATCATTAAAAATTAACACAGAAGATAACTATGAATTTAGTGTTGAAGATTTTGGTGTAGGTTTAGATGACAATGATGTTTTAAATATTATCAGTAAATATGGTAAATCAACTAAAAGAGCTGATAATAATCAACTCGGAATGTTTGGTCTAGGCTTCAAAGTCGGGTTAGCATATTCTTCTTCTTTTTACTTTATTTGCAGAAAAAATAATGTAGAAAGAAAATATATGATGTATGAGGGAGAAGATGGAAATAATATTGATTTATTATATGAATCTCCAACAGAAGAATGTAATGGTGTAAAAGTTATTATTCCAGTTAAATGGCATGATAAAAACGATTTTTATAATAAGATCAAGGAACAATTATCATACTTTGAGAATGTATTCTTTGATGTATATGTTAATGGAAATACAATTAATAATGATTTTTCTATATATAGAGCAGAAAATTATCAATTTTCAGAATTAGTAGAGGATAATTATATGCACTTATGTTTAGATAATGTATATTATCCTTTAGATTTTAGTAAATTAGGAATTAATAGTATTAATATCCCTATTGGTTTAAGATTTGGGTTAAGTGATGGTTTAATACCAGTGCCCTCACGAGAATCATTACTGTACAGCAATAAAGCAAAAGAAATAATTTTAAATAAAATTAAATTAATAGCTGATGAATTTATTACTAATTATAATGATTTTATAAAAGAAATAAATGATGTTCAAGAAATTTTTAAATTTTATAATGACTCTGCAAGATATATAAAAATAAAAAATAAAAATATTAATGTTATATTATTAAAAGAATATTCTTCAATAGATATTATTACACCTAAGTTAAGAAATATTTCTTTATTAAATTTAAAAACTTTATATATAAATAGAAGTTATATTTTAAGAGAATATGATATAAAATATGAAATGTATAATAATAAGTTTAAAGAAAATACATCACATTGGAATAAAGATATAAAACCAATGAATTTAAATAACATTTATTATTATATTTATAATGAAACTATTTCTAAAAATAAAAAAACCTATTTTAGAGAAACATTAGGTAGAAATTCATATTATTTTGTTAAAAAAGTTAAATCCTTTAAATTATTCAATAAAAATAAATGGGAAGATAATTTTAATAATTATTATGAAATTTTAGCTTTACACACTTATCCAAAAAATCAATGGAGACAAGTGATTAAAGAATTTCAATATGTACAATCTTTATTATTAGAAAAGTTTATTAATGTAGATGAATTTGTTATTCCTCAACAATGGCATGATGATAGAAAAAAGAAAAGATTTTCTATTTCTAATAGTGGAGAAAGAAAAACTAAATTAGAAGGAGAAATAATATGTAAAGAAGCAGTTTCTTTATTACGTTATAATCAAGGAAATAATTGTAAATTTGTTTCTGCAACATATAAATTAAATGATTTAAACAAACAAAAATGTTTAATTGTTTATACAAAGCATGACAAAGCCTCAAAACTTGATGCTCTTTATGAATTAAGTGGTAAACAAAAAATTAAATTTCTTACTTTTTCGGACCAGTCTCTAAAAATAGTAGAAAAACTAAACATTCACAATTTAATATCTTATAAAAAATTTATGGAAGGAAAAAATATGCCTTTTAAAAGAATAGTTACAAGCTTTTTAATTAGTTCTTTAATAAATGAAAATAAAAGTGTGTTTAATAGGTTAAATTGTATTGAATTAATTTCAAAAGATTTATACGAAAAATTAAATAGTCTTAATCAATATGAAAGAAATCATTATCAAAGTTGTTCTAACGATATTAAAAAGATAATGATTGATACAGCTATAAATTATAATTTATTTGATGAAAATATTTATCCAGAATATTTAGAAATTAAAAACTTATTAGAAAAACTTACTTTTATAGATCCTTTAATGCATAAAATGCAAAATTATAACTATGAAAAGGATCCATTATTTTCTATATTAATAGATATGATGAAATATCATAAACAAAGAATAGATTATAAACATTATAACATAACATTGAATGAAGAAAACATAGAAATATTAACAGAAGAAACAATAGAAGAATTAATATAAATTAAATAAAAAATAAAAATTATGAGTAAATTTTTAAGTCTAGAATGGTTTAAATCCAAAATAGAAAAAGCTACAGAAAGAGCTGTAGAAAATGTAGTGGTAAATAAGCTAAATTCTTTAATGAATGAAGAAGAGCTTATTCCATTAGAAAGAGAAAAAAACGATGAATGTCATTATATTAATTTAAAATTAATAGGAGATTCATTAATAGTGGTTTTAAATGATGGAACTATTCTTAATAAGCCCAATGCTTCAAAAGAAGATTATGAAGCTGTAAAACAAGCTAAATCAATTAATGAGATGATGTTTGTTATTTCTTCTGAAGAAGTGAAACAAGAAAAAATTAAATTAGAAGAAGAAATTAAGAAAGTTGAAAAATTACATGAAGGAATTGAGCTTCTTAAACAATTAGATGATTTTGATGTTAGAGACAATTCAGTTTATTTAAAAGGAATAAATAGAAGTATGCCTCAATTATTAGTAGAAAGATTTATTAAAATTATAAATTCTTATTCTACATGTGATTCAAATCTTATTATTTTAAATCTTGATTCTGATAATGAATTTCAATCTTTGAAGAAGTTTTGGCTTAAATGTTGTTTAAATCCCAATGCTCAATCAGCAGAAGATTTATATGTATTTTTAGCTAAACATAATTTTAAAATTGATAAACATGGGAATTTTTATTGTTATAGAAGAGTGGTAAGTAAAGAATCTGAAAATAAAGAATTTGTAGAATTTATTAGTAATGCTTATACAAAAATTAAAGCTGTTTGGCATAGAAATCCTAAAAATTATGTAATTTTAGAGCATAATAATAAATATGAATTAATAAAATTTTCTGATGGTTTAAATACCGAACACTTACAAAAAGAATGTTTAGGAAATTTAAAAGCTCTTTATAAATCTCTTTATTTATTACAAGGAAATAGTTATACATCAGCACATACAGGAAAAGAAGATTATAAAATAGGAGAAGTAATTAGTATGCCGAGACAACAAGGAGATGATAATAATTCTATTAGTTGTTCAAAAGGATTTCATCAAGCAAGTAAAGAATATGATTATTCAAGCTTTGGAGATACCCCTATTCTTTCTATTGTAAATCCAATTGATGTACTTGCAGTACCAAAAGGAGAAGATGGTAAATTAAGAGTATGTAGATGGTTTTTTGTAACAACACTTTCTGAAGATGAAAAATATATTCTTGATGATGAAGATTTTGATGTTTCTGAATTAGGAAATATTTTTGAAGAAAAATGTTCTGAAAATCTAAAAAAATATGTAAAAAATAGTTTTGTAGAAGAAATTCAAAGACACACATTTAATATGCCTTCTCTTTCCAATAAACAATTAAAACAAATTGTCAAATCATTAGATAAAATGAAAGAAACAATAAATAATAGAATACAAAAAATATAAATTAATCCATATTTAAAGAGAATAATAATTAACTTTGTTGTTCTCTTTAAATTTATAAAATATGAAGTCAAAAAGAAAAATAAAAAATAAAACTGTCTCTATTCCTATAAAAAAGAAATTAATAGAAAAACCATTTGCTGATGGAACATTAAGTAATGCTGCATTTTTTGGAATGTTAAGAAGTGCTTTAAGGCAAAAAAGTAGATGGCATTTACCTATAAAAAACTGTAAAGAAAGACAGAAAACACCTTATTCAGGAACAAATAAAAGAAGAAAATGGTTATATAAATGTGAAGGATGTTTTGAACTGTTTGATTCTAAAGAAGTAAGTGTGCATCATTCTGTAGAATGTGGTCAATTAAATTCATTTGATGATTTACCTGGATTTGTAAAAAGATTATTTTGTGATAGTAAAGACTTAAAGTTAGTTTGTTCTAATTGTCATGATAAAGAACATGGAAAATAGTTAGAAAGTTAATTTATTTTTTCTTATCTTTGTAGTATCCGCCAAGATATAAAAATTTAATACTATCCCTTATCTTGTTTCACTTGGCGGTAAACTTGATAGGGGATTTTTATTTTATGAAACATAAATTATTTTATTTATACAAGAAAACAAGTATTATTGATAAAATAAATGAGGATAATGCAGAATTTAAAGCATATGTAGGTCAAGTTCCAGAATGGCTAAAAAACTGTACAAACCCAAATATTACTGATTTTTACTAAAATAAAAGTATTGAAAAATTAGAAAATACTTTTAGAAACTTAACGAAAAATAAATAATAACTAAATTAAAACAATTATGACTGATAAACAAAAATTAAATAAATGTATTTCTGTTTTAAAAACATTACGAAAAGATGTAGAAATGGCTTTAATTGGAAAATGGGATTTTACTTACTCAGAAGGATTTGAAGCACAATTAGAATTAATTGAAAATATATTATTTGTATTATTAGAAAAAAAAGAAAATATTTAAAATATGAAAAGACTAATTTTAATTTTATCGGTAGCATTATTTTTAAGTTGCTCAAATGATGACAACTCAAATGATGAAAGCAGTTGCAATTGTCAGAAATTGTATCAAGCACGGACAATTGTTTTTAATCCCTCGACTGGAGATGTGATTTCCAATAGTGGTTGGTATCCTATGGGTATAGGTAGTGAAAGCACAAATATTTCTGATTGCTCAAGAAATGGCGATGTAGTTTTTACTTTTACACAAAACACATCAAATTCCATTACTGATTTTAGACATATTTTGGATTGCAAGTAAAGATTGAATATTTAAAATTAAACATGAGCCGTTACTGATTTTTAGTAGCGGTTTTTTTTATTTAATTAATTCTTCAAAAGATTTTTTATTTTTATAAACTTCATTTTTAAAGTCCAAAAAATGCAATGGTATTTCGCCATTCATTTCGCAATACATTAGATAGCACTTGTATTCAATGGCTTCTTTTTTTTGTTTTTTATGTTCAGAAATAAATTTATTGAAAAAATATGTCTTTTTAAAAGATACCAAAATTAACCAAACTATTATAAATATTACTAAATACGCCATAATTCAAAGATAACAAAATAAAAATACTATTGCAAATATAATATAATATTTGTAATGTAAAACTATTTTATTTTGGCAAAGCACGAAATTGATATTATTGGAGACATAACACCATTTAATTATTACGATGGTGATGGTACTTATTCTGTTCAAAACTTAAAAAATTCTTTAAGCAATTTATCTGTTAATGCAAATGACGAATTAATCGTAGGCATCAATACTTATGGTGGCGATACAGAAGCTGGGTTTGCAATTTACAATATTCTACAACGCTTTAAAAATGAAAATAACATTAACCTTACTACTAGAGTAGATGGTTATTGTGCTTCTATTGGCGTGGTTATTCTTTTAGCTGGAGACAAAAGAATTGGTAACAAATTTTCAACTCCCTTTATACATAATGCGTGGTCGATTGCAATAGGAGACTCTCACGAAATGAAACGCATTTCAGAGGATTTAGAAAAAACAAATAATAAGATTGCAACTCTTTACGCTGAACGTACCAATATTGATTTTGAAACTGCAAAAGCACTAATGAATAACGATGACTTTGTTGATGAAGCAAAGGTTTTAGAATACGGTTTTTATACGGAACTTGAAAATGAAACACAATCTTTAAATAAGATTTTTAATTCATTTAGAAATATTAATAACTTAAATAATAATAATATGAATAAAAAAGTAGAAGCAATTTATAACAAATTGTTTGGTAACGTAAAAAACAAAATCGTTTATACGGCTGAAAATGCTGAATTAGATTTTGTTGATTTAGCTGATGCCGATGTTATCGAAGTTGGTGCAAAAGCTACAATAGGTGGCGCTCCTGCAAGTGGCGAATATGTAATGGCAGATGGTAACACTTTTGTTTTTGAAGCTGGTTTATTGACCGAAATTAAAGAAGTTGAAGCTGATAACGAAATGCAAGCGTTGAAAGACGAAAACGCATCTTTGATTGCTGAAATTGAAACTTTAAAAGCAAGTCAAAATTCTTTAAATGCTGAAATAGCAAAATACAAAGAATTTAAAAATCAAGTTTTAAACTTGAAAACCGAAGAGCCAGCAAAAGAAACAACACCTGCAAAGGAAACAAAAAAAGAAATAAGAAACTTTAATTTTAAATAAAATGGGATTAACAATAACTGATTTTAAAACAGGTATTTTAGACTTAGTAACCGATTTGGTTACAGCTGAAAAAATGAGCCTTTCAAACGCAATAACAGAAGGCTCACAAAGAATTTCAAAATTTGATGATAGTCAGTCACACACTTTTCTTGAGGGTATTAGACATGGGAATTTAATTCCGATTTTGAACGACACACCAAACGCAAACGCTTTTCCATTTATTGATGAAGCAGTTTGTGCAACGCCTGATTGCGATGTAACAATTTCAGGACGCACCCACAAATGGGAACTTGGAATGATTGGTTGCAAGCCTTCAATTTGTCTTAATTCTTTTGACAATAACTTTATGGCTTGGTGGGGCATCAATAAAAAACTTTTCGGAGAAGACGATGTAAACAGCATTTTAGTGAATTATATCCGTGATTTATTTTTACGCGATTTCAATTTAGCTAAATGGAGAGTTGCTTACTTTTCAGATAAGGCAAGTTTGTCAACTGCATTAAATGGTATTGATGGTTTTTTTACTCAAATGGAAGCGAACCCTGCGCAAGTTATAACAATTACTCAAAATGCTGGAGCGACTTATACAGACCAAATGAATATTACAGGTTTAGATATTTACAACTACTTAGTTGCAATGGACGAGTTAATGATTTCGCAATATTGGAATGCTGGAGCGTTGGAATATCGTATGACTAAAGTAACAGCGATGAAACTTGCAAACTATTTGAATGGTTTGAAAGACAAATCTTGTTGCGATGGTGTTGAAAGATTAAACCCTGACGCTTTAATGGTAGGCACAACTTCATTCAATTATATGTCAATGGCTTTTAGAGGCATACCAATAAGAGTAATTGAAGAGTGGGATTATTTAATCAATAATCATTTAGACTTAAATGGTGGTGGTGCTAACAATGCAAGAGTAAACCCTCACAGAATTGTTTTGACCTACAAAGAAAATCTAATTGTTGGGGTGCCAGATATGGGGCATTTAGAGAATTTCGATATTTGGTATTCAAAAGATGATGAAAAAATATACATGAGAGGTCGTGCTTATTTAGGTGCAGGTGTACCATTAGAAGATTACGTTTTAGCAATTTAATTAATTTAAAAAATATAAAGATATGGCAGGAATTTGCGCTTTATTGACAAGTGGTTTTGATTTTTCTTGTATTGTAGAATATGCAAGAAAGTACTACCAAGAAATTGTGGTTATGAACTCCGATGATATGGACACAACTACAATTGTTACCGACACCACACCGCTTAATCATAGCGTTGCTTTTGTATTAAAAGCTGGTAAAACAGGATATAGATTTTCTTTGCCTGATACTGGAGGTTCGATTTTTGGCACATACGACAAAACGACAAATGAATTGACTGGAGGACCACAATACATTCACAAAATGAATTATGCGGTTATTGGTGCCGATGAAATTACAAAAGCAACTTTAAGAACTTTAGACAAAGGTAACTTTATTGTAGCTGGCAGATTGAAAGGCACTAATATTGTTGAGATATTTGGTTTAAGAAATGGACTTGTAAATGCAGACTATACTTTTGATATTGCGGGTGGTTCTGGGGGTTCAACATTGGTATTGCAGAGCTTAGAAACAGCACCTGAAAATCATATACCTTTTGTGTATGATAGCGCAGACCCGATAGCTGATTTTGATAGCAATTTTGCAAATTGAAGTTTAACGACTCAAATTTTCGGCGTGGAGTTTTCTTTAGAATTTGAGTAAGATAAAAACCGAAAAATAATTAAAACAAACCCCCCTCTAATAAAAGAGGGGGTTTTTAAAAATACAAAATGACAAAAGAAGAATTGATAAAAGAAGGTAGTAGCAAAGTACGAAGCAATAGTGCTTTACTATCTTTTTATATTGATATTTTTAAAAGTGAATTTGGATATAAGCCTGCGTGTGCTGGTTGTACATTTTCAACTGATTGGCAAAAATTAGTAAACTCAACTAAAAAACATATAGAAATTATGAATGCAACTTTTGAAATAAAAGACAAGCAAAAAATACACACTTTTTACAAAGATAAAAGAGCGGTGCGGTGCTATGGTCGAAATATGACTGAGGAATTTGCAATAGACTATTTGTCTTTTGGAACTGCAGAAGAAATTGAAGAGCGCAAAAAAGATTTTAGAAAATTGCCAGTTACTGAAATTGAGGTAGTAGATGCTGAAAATGAAACAGGGAACGAATTAACCTTTAAAGATTTAAAAGAATTGTACCCACAATTTTCTGATGCAAAAAACAAAAAACAAATTTTAGCTTTAATTGAAAAATTAGAAAACTAAAAAAATGGCTACAACTTGGATTAGAGCGAAATTCTTTGAGGTTTACCAAAAGTTAAACCCAGTTGCCAAACATTTAAAAGATAAAATCTATTTGAATGGTGAGGACAATCTATATCCTAACACGTTATTAAATATAATTAACGAAAGTTCAACAGCCAAAAGATGTTCTAATTTAATGGCTAAATTCATTATGGGAAAAGGCGTTGTAAATGATATTGATATTACAAAGACTTTTACCTTAAATGATTTGTCAAGTCAAATTTCACGACAAATAGCGACTTATTATGGTGCTTATGTTTGGGTTGGATATGGTTTTGACGATGCTGGTAAAATTGTTAAAAAAAGCTACAAAGTTTTCGATTATTCAAAAT